TTTTCTAATAAGTTTGCCATTATAAGTCAATGTTTTCAAGGTTAGTAAGCAAGGTAGTCGTTGCTGCTTCATTCTCGTAATATGTAGAACGTGCCTCAAGTATAGATAACAAAGAAGGAACTACTGAAGTTTCTGCAATGTCAGCATAAGACTTTCCCCAATTTATAGTATTACTTGTAACCCCAACACCCCAATTAGTGCTTTCGTATATTTTTCCCCAATTTATTGAGTTTGCCATCTTGTACTTTTTTTAAAAACAATTTTAAACGTTCAACGTTTTTTTGTTTCTGTTTATATTTACCTCTTTTTTCTGCCATAGTTTTTTACAACACCCATCCGCCAAAATTACCGTCTCCACTTGGAGAAACATCCTCGTTTGAGTTGCTTAAATATTCGGGGAATAAAGTTGTGTTATTGCAGATGTAATCAATGAATCTACGTGTGTAATTCTGTGCAGTTGCTCTTGCTTTTTCAATTAAGAAATCAACTTCGTCTTTGTTTACCGTTTCGCTTGTTTCAGACGTGTGTTTGTAAACCCCTCCGTTTGCAACTGTGTAAGCGGCAAAAGGATAGTATTCAACCAATGCCCAATATACAAGCATAGGCTTTACGTATTTTATCAATAGGTTTTTGTAGTTTGCATTCTCTACATCGTTAATTGTGCCGTCTTCAATCTTGCCTTGAATAGCTACAAGTAAATCAGTACCCAAATATTGTTGGATGTGTATGTCTTGAGCAATCTTTAAGTATTGAATAAATTTATCAACGTCTACCGAACCCGATACAACGCTATTTCTTTTTATGTCTGTTGTCGTAATTAGTAAAACCTCTGCCATTATTTGAATCTTTTATTTGTTGGTAAAAAGCCATTGTAAGGCATATCCTTCGGCTTCATTGCAACCTCTTTTGGGTTTCTTACTCTGTAACCTTCTTTCTCTGCCTTGTTCGTTGATACTGTTGGTGCGTTTGGATTCTTAACGTCAATGCTTTGTTTGCTTCTGTACGTTCTTCTCATCCACTTGTGATGACAATCTCCTCCGCCTTTGTATTTAAAAACGTCGTAAGTGTCAGCACCATTAGGACCCCATCCTGCATTTACAACTCTTTGACTCATTTGTGCAATGTCTTCCTTTCTGTAAATCTTATTAGCAGATACCATTTTCTTGCAAAAGTCTCTACTGTTTGCGCTTACTCTCTGTGGCCCGTAAGAATAGCGAACTTTGTATTTAACGTCTCTAATTTCTTTATCTTGACTGCTCTTTGCATTTGGTCTTGCAGTTCCTGTGCTTACAAAATTGTAAATCTTAGATAATAGTGATTTTTTAGGGTTGTTTAAAGCGTTGATTTCTGCATCAAGTTGTTCCTCTGCATCATAGTCCACTTCCATTTCATCAATCAATTCCCATTCATCCAAGTTTTCTTCTTCTCCTAAGTCAGCTAAAAGGTCGTCAGTACTCATTTTAACACCTGTTTCCTCCTCTTTTGTTTCTTCGTCAAGTACATTGTCCACTTCTGTGAATTCAAGCGGTTGTATAGTCTTAAAATAGGTGTTTAAGGAAATTTCGTTTACTGCAAGTATCTCGTCAATAACATCAAGCAATTCTTCTTGGAATGTTCTGATAACTAAATTGTCGTAGAGTAAAGATGCGGTTTTGATTTCGTCGGCATTGTTTCCAAGTCCGTTGTTTCCCGTTCTTATTCCCAAAAGCATTGGGGAAGTAACTTTATGCCCTACAATCAATTTTTCTTGACATTCTCTTGAAAGGTATTCGTAATGTTGTGGCGCGTCATTCAAAGGCAAATCTTCGACCGTTGTTGCACCCTCTTTGTTGTTGTTAAATGCAACGATAACTTTTTCCCCTCTTGCGCCTGTGAGTTTGTTCATCACATCGCGCTTAATCTCTCTGCGCTTTTCTTCGTCGGGAACTCCGTTGTTAAAGTTGATAACCTTAGTACCACTAAAACCGTTCAAAGTGTCGTTGATTAAGTAGTCTGCAATTTCTTCTTCAAGTACTGCATAAGGCAAAGCACCTTGATAATCTACGGGAGGATAATAAGAATATCCCGCAACGTATGGTTTGACTACATATATTTCGTTTTCTTTTCCGTTACCAAAACCAAAAGCAGGAATGCGTAAAGGCTCATCGGAAGGTTTCGCCTCTGCCCAATTTGGGTGGTAGTACCACGCTTCAATCTCTCCATCGTCATTGCACTTTTCAGCACGTAGAGTATTCATAGGGAAGTGTAGAGCCTTGTTTACTTGTCCGCCTTTGTAGTTGATTTGAAAAGCACCCATTCCCAAAAGTTTTCTGTCCATTATAACACCACGCAAAGCGTCTTTTGAAAAGATAGTTTTCATTTGTGCATACTGTTCGGGTTTTCTGTTTGAATCCGTAGCATCCAATCCTTTTCCGTAAATCATTCTGACCATTGAGTTAATGATTCCCCCGTTGGTTGTTGATTTCGTACTTCTGTCGATTAACCATTGAAAATAGTTGTTGTCTTCTCCGTACATTACCCATTCTTTGTTTTTTACTTCTTCAACAACGGGAGTTGTGTATTTGGAAAGAGATACAACCTCTATTTCTGATTTGTTGTTTCTTCTACTCATTGTAAACTATGTATTCGTTTGTACTTTCGTTTTCTGTGTAAACATTCTTATTGATGCTATAATCACTTACCGTTTGGTCGGTGCAAAAGATTCTGCCCTTGTAAACCGTTTTAGAGCCATTTAAAGCGTTAAAAGTGTAAAACCTATCTTCTACTAAGGTAAAAGAAATATCTGCCTTTAAATAGTACCCGTCTTTCGTAAAGGTTGCAGCTATGGTTGAACTTGTGTTTGCTTGTTCGTCTGTTAATACAATAGAATCAGCAACGTATTGTCTTGGAATGAATTTCAATTCCTGTGCGTTCGTGCTTGTTGTTAGTATTATCATTTCTTTTATTTTAAAACAAATTATATAGCTTTATGTTTTTGTAGCTTTTAAGACAATAAAAAAGGTGTAAACAATTAAGTCTACACCTTTCTCTTTTTAATGCGTTAGAACGCTTCTTAGTTCGTTTGAACGTCGAATCCTGCGTTGCTTTCACCAATCAATGAAGAATCTACGAAGTATGCCAAGTTGTCTTCCTTAGAAGCCAAAGTCAAAGTGTATCCGTTGAACTCATTCATATCTGCACCACTTGCAGTGTTCACTGTTACATCTACGCCGTTCTTGATTCCGAAGATTCTGAACAAACCATCATATCCTTCAGCTATGATTTGAGGACGACCCTTAGACAAAAGAACCATTTGCGCCTGTGTTGTAGCGTCTTGTTTCTTTAGTGTAATAGTTCCACTCCCTTCAAAGATAGAAGTTCCTGCGTTGATGTCTTTAGTGTTTGCCTCGTCAATGTTGTTTGTCCCTCGTAGTTCGTATTTGAAAACGTCATAGTTTCCCGTTGTTAGAGCGGTAATTTCTTCCCCTGTAAAGGTAGCATCGGCATAAAGACCTTTGGCGAAATTTAAAATGTAGATTGCCTTGATTCCTCCAAGACTAGCCAAGCAGTTTGAGTCATTTCTCCCTGCGGTAATATCACAAGCCATATTTTTTATTATTTAAAAGTTAGTTATAAAAAAAGGGATAGGCATATCCCACCCCTCTTTCAGTTTATTTATTTGCTAATTATGCAGGTGTGTAAAGTACGATTTCAGCACCGTATGCGTATTGCACAGTCGCAGTAAATCTCATAATTACACGAACATTTTGAGAACCGTCAAGGTCAGCCATATCCAAAACCTTAACCTCGTTAGCATCGTTCAACAATCCCGTTCCAAACATAAGGTTTGAAGATTCAGCAGCTACGATGTAGTTAGAAGCCAATCCGTTTGCTACGAATACAGGAACTCCGTCGAACATAACATCTCCAAGAGATTGGTTAGTTCCGTTTCCTCCAACACCGTTAGCACCTTGTCCGTTAGAAGCGAATCCTCCCAATGCACGAACGTAAGCACGATAAACGTTTTGTGCAACGTAGATTTTCAAATCGGGAGAACCATACAATGCAGCAGGAATTGCATCAACCACCTTTCCAAGTTCATCGATTACGTTTGCAGCAGTTACAGTTGTTCCAACCACGTCGATTACGTCAGAATCAGCAGTAGCTAAAGCAACGATTCCATCAAATTCTCCTTCTACACTATCGTCGCCCGCCCAAATGTTACTTTCTATTTTAGTCGCTACTTTTTCAGCTACGTGAGCAACCAAGAAAGATTGGAAATCTGGAGGTAAAGTGTCAAATGCAGAATACCCCATGGATATAGCATCCCAATCTGCTCTGAATGGAGTTTTACAAAGTTCCAAGTTTACTTGAAATTCTTTTGGTGTGATTACTCTTTCTGTCAAAGTAACAGAAGAAGTTGCAGTAAAGTCACAAGAACCATCAGCAACAAGGTCTCCCGTTGCGATTTTCTTTAGTACTTCTGATTTCTTTACGTTAGGTTTAACAGTGATACCACCGTTTTCGATTGTGTTTCCACTTAGCAAAGCAGCGGCGATGTAGCCTTGTGCTTTTTCTCCTGCGTAAGTAGTAGTGATGTTTGTTGTTGTTGCCATTTTTTAAAAATTTAAGCGTTTATTTATTATTTGAATAGTTTATTGTAAATCGTTGATTTAACTGTCTTAGGTGCTTTTTGAGCATACAAGAAAGTTTCTTTTTTTGTTGCGTTGGCTTCCGGATTGTGTTTGATTGGTGCAACATCCTCGGCACTCAACTCAACTTCTTCCTTCACTTCTTCAACAATTTCTTCTTTAGGCTCAAGAGCCAATTTCAATGCATCAATTTCTTTTTGCATTTCTTCAATTTTAGCGAAGTGAGTTTCCTTAGATACAGATTCAACAACCTTTTTCGGTGTTGCAACCTCTGCTTCCATTTCTTGTTCTTCAACTTCTTCTTCGGCAGGTGCTTCTTCTTCCTCTTGTGCAGCGTCTTTGATTTCAGAGATAATCCCTTCTTCAGCTACAACAAGAACTTGTCCACCTTCCAATTCGTACTCTCCAATAGGTAGAGCAACCTTTTCTTCTTCTGAAACGATAAAGACTTCCGCCCCCGCTTCAAATACTTCTGCCTCGATTTCAGTACCGTTTGCAAGTTTCATTGTCTCCAATTTAACTTCCATACCGAGCAAGGTTTTGATTTGATTGATTTTGTTCATTGTGTAAAATTTATTTTAAAACATTAATTCATTACTTTTGTTATAAATTCAGATATTACTCTTGTGTTACTGTGTAGTTTGATTGGCTTTTAAGCGTTCCAATCCCTTGGTTTATTAGCTTGCCTTTGCAACAATCTTTCGAGTACTTTTTTCCGTCAGCGCATAAGCACCCACGTCTTGAATTTTTAGGACTTGTATAGTTGCTCATTAGTCTTTTAGTATTTCGATTATTTTATTCAATAGTTCTTCTTCCGCTTCAACCTCTGAAAGTTCTGCCTCCTTTTCAGAAAAACGTCCTTCGATTGATAAACCTAAATACTTGCCTTCTTTGATGTCTGCCCAAACCTCGTCATTGTCTATCTTCATAACAACTGCCCAAGCACCTTCAACTGCATTCAGTCCGTAGAGTGCAGTCTTGTCTTTTTGTACGTCCTCAACTATCCAAGATTCAATCACAGAAACCCCGTCTGTTTTTTCTTCGTGTTCTAAAGTTGCGTTGTTGTTGTTTAGGTTTTTAAAATACAATTCAGATGCTTTGCGAACTGTATCTTTTGAAAACACGATATTGTACTCTTTGCCTTTTGAGTCTCTACGATAAATTTCCTTGTCGGGAATAAGTGCTAAAGAAACAACGATTCTTTTTTCTTCGTCTAAGGTTTTGAGTTCAACCTTTTGCTTTGATAGTGCAACAAAGTTTTCTTCGATTGCAGGAGTGTGAACTAAGCTAATTGCTTCGATGCCATCACTCTCTACATTTTCGTCTATTATTAATTCAACTAATGGTAGCATATTGTTTTATTTTAAAACGTTAATTATTACTTTTTGTTTATAGTGATGCAGATTCTACAATGTTTCTGTCTAAACTCTGTGCGGTTGTTACGTCGTTACTTACAACGTATGCTCTGACAGGTTGTTGAGATTGTGAGCCTATTGCTTCCGCTAATTGGTTTGTGCCTCCTTGACCAACAAGATTGAACGATGGTGCTTGTGGTGCTTGTGGTGCTGCGCTTCTAACCCCCGATGATGCACTTGCTGTGCTTGGAGATTTTTTATTGCTTTTTAAATCTGATATAGCCTTTGCTGCACCTGCAACAGAACCCGCAATAGACAAACCTGCTGAAACTGAATTGATACCAACAAAAGGCTGTCCAAGTGTCAATGGAGATGCTGCAACTGCCTTAGCGTTTGCGATTCCCGTATTAGAAATTATTTTACTGATAGATGCAACTTGTTCCGTTACGATTCCCGCAATAGCAAGAGCCTTGCTTTCCTTTCCAAATGCTGCAAATATGTTTTGCAAATCACCAATCGCATTTCCGACAACTGCATATTGTTTTTGTCTGTTGTGTTCTTCTGCTTGTGTTTGTGCTATTTCGTCATTTAGTTTTTTGTCATTTAACGCTTTAATTGCTGCGTTTTCTTTTCTCTTGTTTTCTTCTGCGTTTTCTGTGTCTTTTTCTCTTGCTTCCTTTTCGAGTTCATCATAGTAAGCATTTACATCTATAACTGCTTGACGTTTTTCTGCCTCTGAAAGTTTTATTTTTTCTAATTCCTCAAGCCTTCTCTTTCTTTGAAGTTCGTTTTTTTGAACTTCTGTTTCCGCATCTTTATTTTCTTCGTCTTTTTTTAGCTTGTCTTTGAATTTTACAAAATCCTTTTCGGCTTTTTCTCTTTCTCTTAAAGCCTTTGCTTCTGCTTCTTTTTGTTTAGCAAGAGCTTCCTCGTCAATTTTTTCTTGTTGGTCTGCTAATTCTTTCGCTTGTTTCTTTTGGTTTAATAGTTTTGTTTTTTTTCTTTGGTCTGCGTTAAACCTCTCAAGGAAAGTGTTGTCGAGTTCTACTTGTTTTCTATATTCTTTTTGTCCTTTGTTTATTTGTTCGTTTGCCTCTTGCAATACCTTTGCAGCATCCTCAAGGTTTTTCCTAACTTGTTCGGTGTCTACGTTTTTACCTATATACGGAATCTCTGAAATAGCAAGTAGTGATTCGTTTGCAAACGTCTTAATCTTCGAGCCAAAAATTTTAAAATATCCTGCAGTTATATCCGTCGCTGATTTTGTATATCTTGATATTCCACTCCATCCATCTTCCCAAGTAAAAGCCAAGAAATCCACTCCAACCTGTAAACCTACTATTGCATCCTTTAAAAGTTGAACAGAACCCCTTGCGATGCTATTGATTGCGCCATCTCCGTCATCTATATTCAACAAGAATCCTTCCCAAGCAGAATCTAATTTTTTGACATCCCCTTGTAAAGTGTCAAATCTTGTTTCTGCAATTCTTTTTGCAGCACCCGCTGCATTATCAAAAGTTTCTTCAAGATTCTCTATTTTATCCCCTGCGTTTGCAAGGTTCAACAATGATTTTGCACCAACAATCCCCACAAGATTGATTGCAGTATTTAACTGATTGGATGAATTTTTAACTTTATTAAGACCTTCCTCAAGAGTTAATCCTTTTTGATTCAAAGCGATGAACGTCTTTGACAAACCTGTACCTGCAATACTTCCCTTTAAACCCGTATCTGCTAAGACACCAAGCAAAGCAGATGTTTTTTCTACGCTTACACCTAAAGCTTTTGCTGTAGGCGCAGCCAATTTCATTGATTCTCTCAAGGCTTCGAAATTCAAAGCCGAAGTCGTTGTGCTTAAAGCCATAACATCAACAACCCTCGAAGTTTCTTCTGTATCTAAACCAAAAGAACGTACAACAGACCCCGCAAATTCAGCAGCATCTGCCAAACCTACGTCCAAAGACGCGGCAAGGTCAAGAATAGCAGGTGCAGCGTTTCCAATATCTCTTGCAGTAAATCCGAGTTTTGCAAGTTCTGTTTGTAATTCAACAACCTGCGATGCAGTAAATTGTGTAGTTCTTCCGAGTTCCTTAGCCTGTTCTGTAAAGAAGTCCATTTCGTTGGTTGTCGCACCCGTAATCGCACCCAAAGTTGCCAAAGATTGCCCAAACTTAGAACCTGCACTTCCCGCTTTTATAAAGAAAGTAATCAAAGTACCAAGAGCAACCACAATAGCACCGACACCTGTGCTGATTAAAGCGGTTTTTAGTTTAGCAAGTGCGGGAACTGCTGACAAAATTGCAGTTGATAGTCCCTTGAATCCTTTTTTTAAAGAACTGCCCGTTTTAGTTGATTCGCTGCTTGTTTTTCCAATGCTTTTATTTAACTTATCAACCTCTTTGACTGCCTTGTCTGTCTTTACATCTATTACAATAGTTTCTTTTATCATTTCTTGTATTTTAGTGTTCTTTTAATTTGGTCAAACCCTTCCGATAATGTCGTAGGTAGTTTGTTCTTTCCTTTTGCAATTTCTATTTCTTCGCACTCGTTGAAATAGTCGTACTGTTTTAAGATTTTAAATATCATACTACGTTCAATAGTTCCATATCACTCTCTCCCGTTTGTAGGTTGGTTGTAATGGAGTTAATTTTATATTCTTTCCCTGCAATGATGAATGTATCTGCTAAGGTATATTTTAAGAGTATTCTAAGCGGTAAAAACGCTTTCACCCTTGTAAGCCTTCTCTTTTCATTAAAAACGTCTTGTATGTACTCTTTGTAATTTTCTTTAAACAAACTATAAGTATTTACAACTCCATCCCATTCATTTAGTTCGGAATAAAAATTTATAGTTTTGTGTTGATAGTTGAATGTAAAATCAACTTGATTAGATGGCATAAAAATAGACGATGTTATTTGTGTGTGAGTTGTTGTTGTATCTCTAAAAGATATTCCCGCACCACTCAAGGTTGGATTTTGTAGTGTAGTGTAATGCAACAAAGGAGAACCAATGTAGGGTTCTTGATTGTCGTCCGCCATAAATCCGTACATAATTGGATGCGTAAGCAAAGTGTTCTCGTCTGTTAATCTTTCGTAAACCATCTTTTCAAAGGGCAGTTCAACTTTGTATTCGTTTCCAACCCATTTATCGGGGTTCTCTCCCTTGTATTCTAATGTAGCAAACTCTCTGTTGTTTAACTGACTGAACTTTGCAGCCAACAATGTTTTACCTTCTTTGAATTTAAAGTTTATTTGTTTGTAAGGTAGTGCAATATTCACTTGACTTGTATTTACATCCACAAATTCTGTAACATCGTAAGACGTAGCCCCCGAATAAAAGTCATCTAATTTTTGAACCTTTACAGTTCCATCACTTTCAACGTATGCAGTCAAATTAAACACTTTCCAAATACCCGTAAGAAAATCCAATACTTTCATTTTTGGGAGTTGTTGTGTAGGCAACCAAGCAAAGGCTTCTTCGATTGTGTTATCTGCCAATGTAGCTTTGGGACTTCCCGTTCCGATAGATGTACTTTGGTACGTTATTCTTGCATCCACCTCAATATCTCCTTGTGGGAACTCAAGTGTTTCTGCTGCTTCAACTACTATCGAATAAGTTCCTACTGCGAAATTTGCATCTCCTTGAATATTACCTAAAGTAGTAAACCCCGTTGCGCCTTGTATTTCTTCAATCAAAACCTTTGTGCTTGTAGCATCGTCAGTAAAATACAAGTAAATATTGTAGGGAATATTGTTGTCAGCAGGATTGAAGTCTATTTCATAATCGTAATAAACCTCCGTAGTCGCACCAAACAATCCGCTTGTATAAAACCCTTGTGAGTTCGCTGCTATTGTGTAGGAATTTCCGTCTTGACTTGCTGTCCTAATAGAACCGATTTGTTGAAAGTTATCAATGTCTTTTTGGTACAAGCGAACTCCCGTAGAGTAGTCCGCCTCTGCCTCTCCTTTCTTTCTGTGCATTAACATCATTAAACTTGAATATTCTTCTGTTGAATAGTCGAAAAAATCGTCCGAAAATGTAATGCTATATTTTACCTCTATGGCTTTCACAATAACGTAGACCGCAATACTATACTTTAAGTCCTTCCAATATACCCCGTGTTCGTGCACTTGACCACCCCCTGCGTGATACCATAAATTTCCATCACTCTCTGTATTTGCAGTGCTTCTATAATACAATCTGTTTATGCAAGATATTAAAGGTGTTTTTATTGCGTTTGGATATGTTACTGAATCAATAGTAAAACTTGTATTCCCTCCTTTTAAATTGTCTTTTACGTTTGCACTTGAGTATTCTTTTTCAAAGTTATCCAACCAAGTTAAATCCGATAGTAAATCTTCGCCAATCAAATCTTTTAAGTCTACCAAATCCCCAAAGAATGTAACACGATAAGCATTAGGTTTATTGTCTTTTAAATCAACTCCTTCAAGTTTTATTTTACCTTTCTTAAAGTCTACTCCGTTAAGTTTTATACTTCCAACTGTTTTCAGTCTTGCATCAAAACCTCCAACGATGTCAAAATTGTAATAGTGTTTAAATACCTTATTGTTTGATTTGGTTGCAGGAATAGAGAATGTCTTGGTAAAGTCTGTAAATACCTTAGCAACATCCTTAACGTTTTGAATGGAGTTGGTTAAAGAGATTGTTTCATCTTTGAAAAGTTCAATTCTTTGGTCTCCTATGTATAGTTGTACTTGTTGCATTAACAATGTTATTAAGTTCTTTCTGTTGGCGTTGTTTTTTTTAGTACATTTGGTGGGTTAGTGGTTAAATACCTACCTAATATTATTTATTGTATCATTACTAAATTCTAAACTTATTTCATAAGAAATCAATTTATCTTTTAGTCTTGTTTTATGTACTAAATTACTCGATGTAATATCTACAGGTAATGTTTCAGAATCATAATCAATCCAAACTTGTTCAGATAAAAAGAGTTGTTTAAATACTTCGTTGTTATCTTCTGAATAGAATCCCGAATTTAAAATCAAAAATTCATTTCCTTGCTTTGTTAAAATACTTTTTTGGTGTTGGTTAATTGAATAAGAACCATCGACAACTAAATTAGATTTATAGGTTTGTTGTGATGTATTCATTGACAAAGTAGAACGTTTAAAAAACCATAGGTCTTGTAACGCACCGAACTTATTCACAAAAGTCAATTTGTAAGGTGTACCTAAACACTCCTCAACATTCTCTACATTGTAAACCTCAACAGTAGTTCCGCTGTCTACGTAGATAGTGTCTACTCCATACAAATCAACATCTTCCAAAAAGTCCTTTACGCAGTCTAAAGATTCAACAGTTCCGCTATCTAATAAAACTCTATCTTGCCAAGAATCAATCCCTGTTGTTGTTTCAGAACTTACGTATCTGATTGTATCATCGCTACTATTTGATGGGTCTAAAGTAGTGTTATAAATGCTTGAGCCGTTTTGTAAAAACGTAAACTCCGTACTTGTTGTAACGTGAGCAGGTAACCTTAAAGGTGCATCGCTATACTTGTGGATTGTTTTGTTTGATTGTAGAACCGTTTGAGTGTTCTGTGGATTTGCACCCTCTGAAAAATATCCGTAGCCATCGAATCCTGTAAGTTGAACAAATGCTTCGGGTGTCTGTGCTGCACCGCTTACCGTCCTTGTGATTTGGTAATCTACCCAAACCGCAGAGGATGTGTAAGAACCGTCAAAAGTATTCTCGATGTAGTCCCTTACAAGTTCCGATATTTCAAAAGTTATTTTATTACCTACCGCAGTAGGGTTGATTGTGTAGTCAATCGCACCTCTTGTACCTTGCGTACCTGTGTAGACATACAACTCTAATTTAGCAGAATCTAAATTGGCTTCTGTGATGTAAATGTAGTAAGGACTGCGAACGTTTATTTTGCTCATTGTTTTTATTTTAAAACAACAAACAAAGTACTATGTTAAATTATTTTAAAAAA